AAAAAGGTTTACCAGTCGGAATTTAGGAGGCTGTTAAAACATGGAACCACAAGTTGAATTATTAAATCTTATTGTTGATACGGTGCAGAATGGCCTGGAACTTTCTATCAGCCTTGATGGCCTTCCGGCTGATGGCGGTATCTGTGCAGAACTGGCGGCAGGGTACAATGATGGTCTTTATTATGATAAAAGTGCCGTCAGGATCCTGCCAGTATTATTTTTAAGTAAGAATAAGGATCAGCAGTTCTGCGTCAATAATCTATCCCGAATCTGCAACTATTTTCAGCTATTGAAGAAATATCCAGCAGCTGAAAGTTTTTCCTGGCTTGATGCAGTGACCGCTACGGAGCCGAACAAGACCGGCAGACAGGAAGACGGCCAGTATATTTATTCCGCAATTATAAACATGAAAATCTATTTTTGAAAGGAAAGGTGAGCTAAATGGCAGAACCAACACGTCCGGCGAATACCATTACCCCGGAACTGAACTATGAAACTGAAGCATTTATTGACACCACCCCCACTACAGAGGCACCAACCTGGGCTACTCTTGCAAAACTTATGAAGAATATGACCCAGTCCATGAATGAAGTGCTTTATCAGGCCAGTTACTACGCTGACAAAGGCTATGGAAGCACAGAAGTCACGGGTGGCCAGTTTACCGCAACCATCACGGGAGACTGTAAGCATGGAGACGTAGCAGCGGATTATCTTTTATCCGATGAGGTGTTATACCATTTTGGAAACGCAAGAAAGACCTTCTTAAAGTTAGTCAGGGGGACAAAGGTTATTATCTGGCCTGTTACTTTGGCAAACATTACCCCTGCTTATGGTGACAGCAATCAACCAAATGCTTTGACAGTGACCATTCATGGAAATGGTCTTCCCACGATTGGAACTACTGGAGAAGCACCTACGGAACCTTAAGGAGGGGTAAGTTATGGCCTATCAGGCAAAGCGAAAGAAACTTTATACAGAAGACTTCGAACTTGTGGAGGAAAGCGGAAAGGTGATCCATACCCTTCATGTTTCCCTTGATCCAGACAGTATAGCAGTAAGACTGTCAGAAAAGCACGCGGCGCTAGTTCGGGCATTGAGCGATATCAACCAAGCAAAAGAAGAGAGTGCGGGAGCCCTTGAAAAGATCGGAAATGCTGTTACGGATATTTTAGAAGCAGTATTTGGGCAGGAAGATGCAAAGACAATCATCGTCTTCTATCAGGAACGCTATATAGAAATGTGTAGAGAGGTGATCCCCTTCGTAACAGATGTTGTGGTTCCTCAGGTCCGCAATCTGGCCAGGGAGAACAAACAGTCCATCATTTCCGGATATAACCGCAAACAGCGCCGCGTATTTGGAAAGAAGGGGTAAGATGGGATTCCTCACTTGGTATGAAGATGAACGAATCGAATTTCATGGAGAAATCTACCCCCTTGATATGGCTTACGATACCGTGCTGAATGTTCAGCGCATGTTCCGGGAGCGGCTTTTGAGTGATTCCGATATGCTCATGGAAGCCTTGAAGATCTTTGGAATAGATGAAAAATCCATTTCCCGGTTGACTTGGGACGATCGGAGTGAACTACTAAACCAGATATTTGAAGAAAAAGTAAAGACCAGGACCCGTCCCAGAGTAGGGAAAGCACGGGTCCTTTTTGATTTTGAGGAAGACGGAGAATATATCTACGCTTCTTTCATGCAGGATTATGGCCTTGATCTGATCGATCAGCAGGGAAAACTTCCATGGCGCCGATTTATGGCCTTGTTTGAAGGACTTTCCGGAGATACAAAAATCAAAGAGGTTATGAAGTACCGGGGAATGGAACTTCCTGCGCCAAACGGCAAAAACAACAAAGAGATTCAGGACCTTATGGAGATCAAAGCCTATTATGCTCTGGGATATCACGAGGATAACGGGAAAGACGGACTTAATAAGCTGTTTTCTACATTAGAGGGAATGGCGAGCAGATGCTGATCAGGGCGATATAAAGGCAGGTGGTATAAGTGGCAGCTGACGGCGAAGTAACCTATGAAATTCGGGGAGATGATAGCAACCTTGACCGGGATCTTGACGCAGCTCAAAAGAAAGTAGAGCAATCCGCAAAAAAGGGATCCGAACGGACAGAGAGTATTGAAAAAGAAACCTCAGAATCTGTAAAGAAGACCAAGGAAGATGTGACCGAACATCACCAGGAAGAGAACAAAAAACGGATCGAGGACGACGAAGATACCGGAAAGAAACGGGAAGAGGTTGAGAAGTCCACCGGCGAGAAAATCAAAGGCATAGCCGGTACCTCTGCTAAGGCTATTGGCGCCGGCATGCTTGCGGTTGGCACTGCCGCGGTTGCAGTAGGCGGCATGGCAATAAGTAGCGCCACGCAGATGGATCAGGCCATGAATCAGTACATATCCAGTACGGGGAAAGGTACTGAAGAAACAGAGCGGTATCAATCGGTTCTTGAAAGTATCTACAAAAATAACTATGGTGAAGACTTTCAGGATATCGCCTCCGCTATGGCTGATGTGGATAAGCAGCTTGGAGACATGTCCGATGAACAGCTGCAACAGGTCACTGAATCTGCTTTTGCCTTAAGAGATACTTTTGGCTATGAAATCCCAGAATCCACACGAGCGGCTAAAGCTATGATGGATAACTTTGGAATCTCTGGTGATGAAGCTATGAGCCTGATTGCAGCCGGCGCCCAGAACGGCCTTGACTATTCTGGAGAACTAATTGATAGTATCAGCGAATACTCCGTGCAATTTGCGAAAGTAGGTCTTGATGCGGATGACATGTTTAAAATTCTTCAAACCGGCGCCGATTCAGGAGCGTTTAGCCTTGATAAAGTCGGCGATGCGGTAAAGGAGTTTTCGATCCGGGCAATTGACGGCAGTGCTTCCACTGCTGATGGATTTTCCAAAATAGGACTAAATGCCGACGACATGGCAAAGAAGTTTTCAGAAGGCGGGGACAGCGCGAAAGAGGCATTCCAGGAGACGATAGATGCTCTTGCCGGAATGGAAGATCCTCTTGAACAGAACATAGCTGGAACGGAACTTTTTGGTACTATGTGGGAAGATTTGGGCCCGGAAGCGGTTGAAGCCTTGGCGGGTATTGAAGATGGCGCCTACGACACAGCGGATGCCATGAACGGTATCAAAGAAGTGAAGTATGACGATCTTGGATCCATGCTGGAGGGATTAAAGCGAAGCCTGGAGATGCTCCTGCTTCCCTTAGGCGAACAGCTAATTCCCCTTATTACCGAACTTGCAGAAGCAGCCCTGCCGATGCTGGAAGAAGCCCTTCCTCCTTTGATGGATTTATTCGGGCAGTTGATTGAACAGCTGGTACCGGTGATTGAACAGATCATGCCTATACTTCTGAATCTGTTTCAGGAGTTGGTTCCCCCATTAATGGAGTTGATTAGTGCCGTTCTGCCTATCCTGGTGGAGTTGTTTTCACAGCTGGTTCCTCCGATAGCTGAAATTATCAGCGCCTTGCTTCCAGTGCTTGTGGAGTTAATTAAAGCTTTGCTGCCCATTATCAGTATGTTACTACAGGAGCTCCTTCCTGTAATTGACTGCTTCATTCAGTTATTGGCCCCCATTATCAAGCTGATTGGTGATGCACTGGTTCCTTTAATTGATGCCCTTATGCCAGTGGCGCAGACAATGACCGATCTTCTGGTACCAGCATTAGAATTACTATTGTCAGCATTCCAGGAAATATTTAAAGGGATTGTAGGGAGTGTAACTGAGCAAATACAGAATATAACAAAGATTTTTGACGAACTGATTGACTTTGTAAAGAATGTGTTTACGGGAAACTGGAAGGGCGCCTGGGAGAATATTAAGAACATTTTTAAAACGATTGTTGATTCTTTTGCAACAACCATTAAGATGCCAATCAATGCCATGATCGATTTGATCAACGGATTTATAAAAGGGCTTGCAAACATTGATATTCCAGATTGGGTTCCTGTTATTGGTGGAAAAAGCTTTAATATACCCACGATCCCCAGATTAAAAACCGGTATTGATTTTGTACCAGGGGATTACTTCCCTGCTTATTTAGACTATGGGGAGCGGGTCCTGACACAGGAGGAAAACGTCCGGTTTAACGCTATGGGAGGTCTGGCCGGAATAGAAGCTTCTTTGAGCCAAGGCAGTTATGGCCAGGAACAGAAAATCGTTCTGGGAAAAGGCTGTATTGTGGTACAGTCCAATGTTGACGGAAAAACTATTGCACAAGCTACGGCACCGTACATGGACACAGAGCTTGGTGGGGTTGGCGATACGAAGGGACGGAGTAAGTAATGAACGTAACGATTGGAGAGAAGAAGACCTTTGACGATTGGGGATTGTTGTTGCAGTCCCTGGTCGTTTCGATGCCGGAAGCAAAAATTAGTCAGGTAGATATTCCTGGGGCTGATGGAATGATTGACCTCACAGAAGCCATGGGAACGGTCAAATACAGCAACCGGGAATTGCAAATGATATTTGACGTACAGGGAGATTTACAGGATTGGCATGGCCTGACAAGTCAGATCGGGGACTATCTTCACGGTAAGCGGCTTAAAATTATCATTGATACTGATCCAGAGTACTACTACATTGGCCGCCTGTCCCTCAACTCTGAAAAGAGTAGTTATTTGATCAACCGGATCACCATCACGGGAGATATGGAACCGTATAAGTATGAACTGCTTTCCAGTCTGGACGACTGGCTTTGGGATCCGTTTGATTTTGAAACCGGACTAATCCGGGAGTACAAAGACCTTGTTGTAAGCGGAAGTTTAAAATTGGACATTCCGGGGACCAGAAAAGAGGTCCTCCCAACCTTTACGGCCAGCAAGGCCATGCAGGTGGAATGGAAGGGAGTTAAGTACGATCTTCCAGCTGGTACCACTAAAATATATGCAATTTCCATACCCGAAGGAGATCATGAACTGATTTTCTACGGAAACGGGATTGTAAGCATTGATTATAGAGGAGGAATCTTATAAATGTATCGTGTGACAGTACTTACAAACGGTGTGGAATATCCACTACATGAGCCAAGGGACGATAGCGGAGAGCTGCAGCTCATTGATCCAGTGGTAACACTTGAAATGGGGAAGAATGGGGAATTTACTTTTCGGATATCTCCCCTTCACCCACACATCGAACAGATCCTGGCATTAAAAAGTGAGATATATGTTTATTCGGATGAGGAACTGTTTTTCTGCGGCCGGCATATCGGAAAAGAACTGGACTTTCATAACATCGGAAAGGTTACCTGTGAGGGGGAAATGGCTTACCTGCTAGATAGTATGCAGCGCCCTTACAATTTTACCGGAAGCGGAGCAGATTTCTTCCGTCAGATCCTGGCAGTACATAACAGCCAGGTAGAGGAGCGGAAACGCTTTGAGGTAGGAAATATCACCGTTGCCGACAATTCGCCTGAAATTCAGCGTATCAATGCGGAATGTGCGGACACTCTGGAAACCTTAAAGACTCAACTTGTGGAAATCAATGGCGGTTATCTGATGATACGGCGTGCCGGTGGAAAAAAATATCTGGATTATGTCCATGATTACGGCGGCATTAACAGCCAGGTGATCCGGTTCGGAGAAAACCTACTGGATCTGACCAGACATGTGAAACCTACCGGGATTATAACCGCCCTGATCCCCTACGGGGCTAAGCTGGAAACTGATAATACCGAAGAGGAAGAAAAAGCACTGGATATCACCAACGTGAATGGTGGAAAGGACTATATTTTCAATCAGGCCGCCGTTGATACTTACGGTTGGATCTGGGGTACTCAGACCTGGGACGATATCACGGATCCGGAAGCTCTTCTCGCAAAAGCAAACGCCTACCTTCAGGAAAGCATTGCACTCCCTGAAACTCTTGACTTGACCGCGCTTGATCTGGGGCTTGTTGACATTGATATTCAAAAGTTGAAGCTTGGATATTGGACGCAGGTAGAGAGCACCCCACATAAGATCAGTAAACGCTTCATGCTGTCAAAAAAGATCATTCACCTGGATAATCCCGGGAAAGATGAAATCATTCTGGGCCAGACACTCACCACTTTTACAGGGGCAGTCAATAAAGATAAGCTGGAAATCTCCAACCGAATCAACCGGGTGGCAGAAAGCACTAGCCGGGAGATTAACCGAAAAGTGGAGAACGCCACACAGCTGATCACAGGTGGTAAGGGCGGTTATGTGGTTCTTGACGTATATGATCCTGACACTGGGGAGAAGATGCACCCCTGGAGGATTCTTGTTATGGATACTCCGGATAAGGAAACAGCCCGAAGTGTGATCCAGATCAATAAAAACGGAATCGGTTTTTCAACTACTGGAATTAACGGCCCTTATCGGAACGCCTGGACAATTGACGGAAATCTTGTGGCTGATTTTATTACATCGGGTACCATGCTGGCAGACCGTATACGAGGTGGTTCGTTAGAGCTTGGTGGTGGTCAGATAGGAAAAGATGGAATCATCGTGATGTATGGCACTGATGAAAGGGAAATTGGCAGATGGGATAAAAACGGTTTGAACGTTCTTAAGGGTGTAATTTCAGGATCCATATTTAGAGGTGGAGCCATTGACGTAGGCGTTCTGACAGCTGACGCTTCTGGAGTGCAGTTTGGGGATTATGCGGTAAGTGCTGACGGAACAAATGTGTTAGAATCCGCTAATGGATTTTTAAAGGTAAATGTAAAAGACAATACGGCAGGCGGTCCTGCGGGAAACTATGCGACTATGGCGATAAGTGGTGATGGCTGGACAGGGGTAATGATTGAAGGATTTGGAAAGATAACTTGTACTACATTTAAAGGAAGGGATTTTGAATTCACGCATGAATATGCTGAAGGCATGAGTGCAATAGCTATGTTTAAGCAGATTTATGGCAGACTTGATCAGATCAAGGATCATCTAGGCATTAGCTGGGATGATTAATTAGCTTGTCCCCTTGACTTTTAGAATTCTCCAGCATAAAATAAAAGCAATAATACGGGAGGAGAAGATATGAAAATTACAAGTAAAATAACCATAATTGCTATTATCACGAGCTTATGTTTTTGCTTTAGCGCATTCGGGGCTGGTATGGGGGCAATAAAATACACTGACAAGGAAATGGTGCTCTGCTTTGAATACGACGATGGAACATTTGCTAAAAACGAATGGAAGCAGGCCTGGGAAAATTGGTATTACTTCAATGGTGAGGGCGAGTCATATCAAAACACGTGGGCCGAGATTGAGGGTAAGTGGTATTACTTTGATCAATGGAGTGTCATGCAGCATAATACTACTACGCCAGATGGCTACGCAGTAGGTTCTGATGGCGTGTGGATACAGTAAAATAATATAACCATGAGGAGTAGGGGATTTTCCCCGCTCCTTTTTATATGCAGAAAGGAGTGAGGTCCATGGCTGATATTAGTCAGGAAATCGAAGCCTTTAGAAAGGCTAAGAAAGGCAGGGAAGTCCGGGGAAGCATGATTTCCCTTGCGGAGAAAGTAAATCAGGAAGTAGAACAGAATACCTCAAATGTTACTACGGCAATCACGGAGGTTACGACCGCCGCCAGCAATGCCAATACCCAAGCTGGGAAAGCAAACACGGCGGCCAATACTGCCAATGCTGCAGCTGATAACGCCAATGCAGTTAAACAAGATCTGCTTGATCGGTTGGCTTCGGGAGGTTTTAAGGGAGATAAAGGAGATACCGGGCCACAAGGACCCCAGGGAGAAGCTGGAGTTATGACTCCAACATCTGGAATGTTTAGTCTATATCTTGACCCCAATACGGGAGATTTGTGGGCAGCATATCCAGACGGAGAGATCCCGCCCGCTTTTGAATATGATTCAGATACAGGGGAGCTGTATTATGTAACAGATGAAGGAGGTACTACATAATGGCTAGAATTTTAATAGGAAATATTAAGGGCCCGAAAGGAGATACCGGATCACAGGGAATTCAGGGTAATGTCGGCCCGGCTGGACCGCAGGGACCGCTTCCGTCTCTGGTAAACAATGCACTTGCGACAACGCCAGGAATAGCGGCCTTAGACGCTGTCATGGGTAAGACTTTACAGGATCAAGTTACTCAGGTAAATAGCAATTTAACAGACTTTCGAGACCAATATCGCAAGGCAATATCTCTTCCAGATGATACTGATATAAATACTTTAATAAGTCCAGGAACGTATAATGTCTATACCACAATTGATAGCAAAAAATATCGTTGGATTGTGGTGGTAGATTGGTGTGATGCAAGCAGTGTTAGTCTATCGCGTCAAACTGCATACTACTATCTGGGTGCTGGTCCTATCGCTCCAATTACCAGATATCAGTACAACACTGGCAGCGGATATACTTGGAGTCAATGGTATTACAGTAATCCTGACAACATGAAAATAACGAATATTACAACAGGAGAAACCAACCATACTATTTCATTTGGTTATTTCAGTCAAGGCGGCAAAATCTATACAAATGTCTATGTAGACGGGGTGGCATATGGGCAGATACAGCCGATACCTTAAATGATCATTTGACTAAGGTATAACCGGATAACTAAATGTTAAATACCCATCACCTACCGTATTTGATACAACATTTGCCATCAAAACTGTTGAGCTGTGATTTATATATACACAAGCTAGTATTGCCCCCGTAATGGCGTTTAATATTGACACTGCTGTCCCTAAAGCTGGTTTTGGCATAACTACTGACAACGTCCTTTCGGTGCCAGCAACGCCAAATTTAATATCGCTCATTCTTACATAACAAACTCCATTTTTTATTATATACTCAATTAATCCAGTGGATACTTCAACTGTTGAGTAAGCCGGGCGCACCATACTTAAGCTTTGGGGATTTAGCTTATTACTTATGGTAGCTAAATTGCTATTTACTGAACTAAATAAACTCGTAAACCAGTCCCATTATGGGGCTTATTTTATTGTCCAGAAGGACAGAAAGGAATTATATATGAAGAAAGATAAATTAATCCTCAATGATGGAACCACTATCGAGCTGGAGGCAGCTGCAAGCCTGACAGGCCTTATTATTATCTTCCCCGATTGGCCAGCGGTGGCGGCAGTGCTGCCGAAGCTGACAGAGGATAACCTTGCAAGCGTCCAGGTGCAGAACAGTGAGGGCTTGAGCGTAGGGAACTATACCGATCTTGTGCCGCTGCCGGGAGCTTGGGTAGAAAAAGCAGACGGTTTATATATCACAATCTCCTTGCGGGAGAAGACAGAGGTTGAAAAGCGTCTAGACAATATGGAAACAGGCCAACAGACGCAGGACGGAGCAATCGCAGATATGGGAGAGGTTGTTGGTAAATTGGCCGAAGGAGGTGTGAAATAATGGGAGAATTCTACGGAAAGCGAATCAGAAGTTTAATTATGGCCATTGAGCAGGTACCAAACTATTGGATGGCAAAGACCCAGAAGTGGCTTGATGAAAACTAAGAAAGAGTGAGGAAAATAAAATTGGATAAAATTATGGAACTGCTTGCCCTAGCATGGGGGAGCCCAATTATTAAATTGGTTATTTTGGCGGTAGTGATGGATACGTGCTTTGGTTTCATTAGAGCAATAAAGGAACATAAGTTTAACAGCGGATTCGGAATTGATGGAGCAATACGGAAAATCTCTATGTTAGCATCACTGGCGTTTCTCCTGGTACTTGACAAGATCGTGCATCTAAATCTGATCGGTTTCATTCCGGAAGCAGTAAGGACCTATCTACCTATTGATGCTATTGGAGTGGCTGAGTTCTTTGGGCTCCTTTACATAGCCTATGAGCTGGTGAGTATTCTCAAAAATATGACCTTGTGCGGTCTGCCAGTAAAGCGCTTATGGGACACAGTAAAAAAGTTTCTTACACAGTACACGGACGAGTTGCCGGACAATACTTAATCCGTTGCGACCGTCGCAACTCACGGGCCTGGAGAATAACCCCGGGTCCTTTTAATTTGAAGGAGGAATCTAATATGGAAATCCATCAATTATTAACACCTTACAACTACGGTAACGGCCAGGCTGACCGTATCAAATATATTGTAATTCATTATGTAGGCGCTTTAGGAGGAGCGGAAGCCAACTGTAAATACTACGCTTCGCAGTACATTGGAGCCAGTGCTCACTATTATGTGGGATTTAGCGGGGAGATCTGGCAGTCCGTTGAGGATAAAAACATTGCATGGCATTGCGGGACAAAGAATGGATATAAGCACCCAGATTGCAGGAATGCGAATAGCATAGGCATTGAACTGTGCGTCCGAAACAAGGGATCCCAAGCAGACACAAGCCGGGACTGGTACTTTGAGGACGCCACTGTACAGACGGCCATTGCTCTGACCAAGGAGCTAATGGAAAAATACAACGTACCTGCTGATCATGTGATCCGGCACCATGATGTGACTGGGAAGATATGTCCTAATCCTTTTGTCTATAATCACACACAGCACACCTGGGAGGCATTTAAAGCGGCGCTGACTGTAGCACCTGAAAAGAAGTCCGGCTGGAAAGAAGAGGACGGCGGATGGCGCTTCTACAATGGGGATACCGGGTTATGTGTAAGAAATGCTTGGCATGAGGATAAAGAAAAGAAACTCTGGTACTGGTTTGATGGTGCAGGACTTATGGTAACGAACAAATGGTATAAATATAAGGAAGATTGGTATTACTTGGGGTTAGACGGGGCTATGTGTCAGTCACAGCTTGTTGCAAACTCCGAGAAGATTTATGCGGTAGACTCTGACGGTAAGATGATCACTGAACCAGTGACACTGACGCCGAATCAGGATGGGGTATTGCGGCTTCCGAATTAGCAGTGCATGTAAAGGCAGGTACGTGCTTTTCACTCCTTGTCTGCAAGCGTCATATAGTATAGTGTAATTAATCTTATATGAAGGGTGTGAAATATATGGGCTGTTTTAATTTCTGTTGTAACAGAGGTTGTGGCTGTAATAGATGTTGCGATCGTGATCGTGACTGTGATCGTGACCGTGATCGTGACCGTGACCGTGATCGTGACTGCGACTGTGATCGTGATAATGATCGCGATCGGTGTGAACGTGAAAGATGGGAAGCTTTCCGGGAAGGCTTTAGAGAAGGATGCAGAAAGTGCGGACGGAGAGAGTGAGAGTTTGACTTTGACGATAACTTCTAGGTCAATGATAAAAGGCGAGTATCCGGTATTCCGGGCTCGCCTCTTTATGCAAATGTAGTCAAACTTTTCTAAATCGGTGTAGTCAAAATGTAGTCAAGTATCCTTCAAATGCTGACAAAATAAAGGGAGATATAACACCATTGGTGCTATTCTCCACTATTTATACACAGGAACATTTCCCAAACTGCCCTTTCAACCGGACCAAGCAG